AACACGCCACCAAGTACATCAGACGATATGACTGTAAGTACAAGCTTTACCACTACACTGGAGGAGTATGATAACGACTTATTCCTCACCATTCCTGAAGACATTCTTAAGAAACTAGGGTGGGATGAGGGTGATGAGTTAAAATGGAGTGTAAATAAGGGGAGTATTACATTGGAGAAGAGTATGTCAGATGCTGAACGTTGGAACAGGGGACTGGATCTGTTCATCGAGAGTGTACACAAACCTGATCCTGCTCTACGGCAGTGTGCTCACAATCAAGAATGTTATCATGAATTGATGTGGGTACGTGAGAACGTGTTACAATATCTGAAAACACTCCGCTGGGCAGAATGACGCCAGAACCACAGAATCCTACCGTGCCACTAGTCTTATCACTGGTGGCATGTTTTGTGTTTACCATTAGTATCATCATCGCTGGATACTTTCACGGTAACATGCACTTACTCACCACACTAAAGAATGCTCACTCATGAAAGAGTTTGATTATGACCTGGATTACAAACAACTTAACTTCACAGATCAGAAGACTCGTAGACTTTATCGTATTGGAAGGGGAGAGCAAGGAGTTCTATTGGTACGCCCTTATACAGACATTATTTGTGCTCATTGGCGATTTAGAACCCCTCACATAGCATTAGAATCTGCCACACAAATCTATGCTATGTTCACACGATATCTTGACCAAGAAGATTTTATTGGTATGGATATGTGTCGTAAGTTCCTTGAGATGGGGTTCACACGGTCTAGAAGGTATGCTAACCACCGTTCAGGTAGGAAGTATGCCACGAAACCGCCATACTACCATACAGGCGATCGTGGAGGGGCACCAGTGTTACCACAAGAATCAGACTGTCTGACGAATGAGAAGGCACAATGTGCCAAGATATTCAAAGTATATCGTGATCGTGCTGCTAAACACCCAGATTATGTACGAATGAGAAAAGAATGGAGGTCTAATGAGTAGTGTTAAAACTATTACAACAATTTAATTACACACCACCACATATTGAACACTATGATGATGGTGTACTTAAGATTGAACGTGGCACACGCTATGGTTGGGCATTAACTGTTAACAATCAACGGTGGATGACGTACAATACATTAAATCATGAGCAAGCATTTGAGTTCTACTCTCATTATGATCTTGCTCGTGGTCATTGTATTTGTACGGGTCTAGGATTTGGTATACGTGAACAATGGTTGCTCACTAAACCTGAAGTAACAAAGATCACGGTGTTAGAAAAGAATAAACAGGTGATTGAGTATCACCAACACATTAAATCACCAATGATGAAAGATATTGAGGTGATTCATGTTGATGCTCAAGAGTATACAGGTGAGTGTGATACTCTATTATTTGATCATGTAGAATTTTTTAATAAGAAAAGTGATATTGTAAGGTTAGTCAAGCAATGTGCTACTAACATAAAGCATGACACATTATGGTTCTGGCCACTAGAATTACTCATCAGTGGACAACAACCAACAGATTATAAGGTGTTAAGATCTATACTACCCACACTACCAGACCTTGACAAAGAGACATTGCTGCTCTACACTGGAATGTATAACATCAATCAGCATACAGTATGAACAATGATTATGATCGTGATGATGACTCACATATCACATTAGATGAACAAATCATGATTGACACTGAACTCAATAAGATTCATAAAATGTATGATGAACTTATTGAACGTGTATATCTCATGGGTTACACTAAAGCACTACATAACAACAACCGTTAGGAATCAACTAATGACTCTAACTCTTCAAGAGGTCAATCATATCCTCACAGCACTTGATTCAATGTCATCTTATGATATTGCCAGAGCACGTGAACAAATTGATCCTGGTGTCACTGATCATGATAAACTAGTTAATAAACTAGAACTTTATCGTTATCGCCTCACTCGCCCATAATTATGTACGAAGAACTAAATTCATTTGAAGAGGCACTCAAACATTTTGGTACTAGAGTAGAGTTTATCATTGCTATGGAGATGTCTAGGAGAATTACTCCTGAAGAGTCTTATCAAATGATCAAGGATGAACTCAAAGATGTAAAAAAAGTCCGTAAACAATACAAACAGGATTGAACTATGTCACAGTCAGAACCACGCCAAAGAGACCCTAACGATCCACTCTATGATCCTAATGATAAGTGGAATGAGTATAAGGTAGACTTCCACGCTAACGAACATCACCCAGATGATGAATGGGATCCTACTACAGAAGGTAAAATCGCTGATCCTCAAACTAGACACAGAGATAAAGTGCTAGATGCTTTCTGTGATGATCACCCAGGTAGTCCTATGTGTAAGGTGTTTGATGAATAATGCTCCAAGAAGATAATACTACACCTAAACTCTTCATCCTCGCCATCACACTGATAACCACTTTCTTTCTCATCAATGAACTTTACTTTAGATATCGAGGATTATACTATCATCCTCAATGCCCTTCATTACTACAAGAAAGTAGATAAACATCCCAACTTTCAACAATACGACTCTAAACGTATCAACGCTTTAAGAGATAAACTAGCACGTCAACTCGTACCAGGAAAACAAATAGACTTGGATGCTTGGTCATTTGAATAAGTGGGATCATGGTGGACTACTACCAGCACAATCAGTTAACATACTAAGACTGATATCTGAACTAGAAGGATCATATCAACTATTAAAGTATCATGCCTTTGACGATGATATGAATACAATAGATGAGATGAAGAAGAGATACTACAAACTGTACTTCAAACTATCCAAGGAGGAAAGACAATGTTCACAGTAATTACATACGATGATGAACATAAGTGTACTCGTTATCATGAAGTATATGATGCTATTGACTACGATGATGCTGAACAAGTAGTCAAAGGATTACACCCTGAACAAAGACTCATGGGTATTACCTATTCTCCCCAGGGTAACTCCAAAGCTACCACATAGGCACTCTCCAGTATACATCAGGGTTTCATAACGTAATTATACTCCCCTGTGGAAAACATTGTGGAAAAACCTGTGGAAAAAGAAATGTATTAAAAAATATAGGTAAGGTGCTCTAGAGACGTTGGCTTAGCACGACCTCTATGGAACGTCAAGCAACACAGTGACAGACCTCAAAGTGGCACACAGACCCCTCTCAGGGCATCCTAGAGGCTGTACAATGACTATGTTCTGAAAAACACGAAAAACTCAAAAAAACACAAAAAACAGAAAGTTAAATTTCTTAAAAAGTGAGATTTTTGAGTTTTTTCGATTTTTCAGATTTTAAAATAGTTAAACTTTAACAATTTCAATGTTTTTCGACAAATTTGATTCATCTGCTATCAAAGAAGTAGAAGTAGATGATAATATTGTTAGTATTGTCTTTAAATCTTCAGATAAACAATACAAATACAATATTATTGATGAAGAGTTTGTTAATACTCTCCAAGATAGTATTATGAATAACAAATCAATTGGTAGTTTGATTAATAAATCAATCAAAGATAAATTGATTGTTGAACTAAATACCACTACTGATTGATAGTAATACTAATCAACTAATAATGGCAAAGACTAATAGAACTTCCTCACACAAACAACAGTTTGAAGATGAGTACGAAGATTTCGGGTACGATGTAAAGAACGCCCGAAGATATCAGTCCAATAAAAAACGTACACCTAAATTTAAAGATTACAGTGACTACGAGGACAGTAATTGAAGTGTCCACTATTTGCTGACAGACGATGAAAATCATGTATTGTATATGAGTCGTCAGGAATTCTCGAATGTTTGATGAACTCTGGTCTGAAATTCAAGACATGCCAGGTGAGATCTTTGACATAGAAGATTTCAAAGTTGATGTAAAGGATCCTTGTCAGATTGCCTTAGAGCATGATGCCAAACTCCTTGAAATCCACAACGCTTGATTAACATGACTGAATCTGATCTGTTCGCTCTTAAAGAGAACTACGTCAACATGATTGTGGAGGGTATGGATATTGATACCCTGGCACAATTTGCTTTTGATTCTATCATCGCCAACTATGAAGATGTCGATGCTGAAGATCTTAAGCATGAAATTGTTCACGATTATGATCAAGAAATGCTTGACAGTTTGATGCCCACTGACATGGTACAGGTGAACTACTCTAAGGAGGCAATGCCATCCAGTTGAGTTAGTGGCACACAGGGGGTTGTAAAGACCCCCATCTCCTGTATTGTATAGAAGTCAACCAAACGACACCAAACATGCGTAAGATCGAAGAGCAAATGTGCAACGCTGTTCATCACAACATCGATTGGAAGAATTCCAACACCAGTGTTACGTACTGTGAGGAAAGTGGAGAGTCCAAAGTGTATCTCCATGGCAACCACATTGCTACTGTGGGTGATGAGTTCCTTCAAATATTTGATGGAGGTTGGCAGTCCAACACCACCAAATCTCGTTTGAATTCTCTCATTAATCGCTTCTGTAATGGCATGACCGATGGTGTACACCAGCACAAATTTGAGTGGTTCATTCGTGACAACAACGTCACACGTGAATTCGAGAATGGTTACATCTTCGCCTGATAGATGCACTACAATCTTCCATCTCTCCCCACTGGGGTAGAGTATCAACCCCGTCGAAAGATGGGGTTTTTTATTGTATACAACATCACCAAAATGTTGTACAATGCTGTTAAATAGCAACGACACTTTCACGGGGGTTTCTAATGACAGTTCAGGAAATGTACGACGAGATGATCGATCAGTCATTGGAAGATTTCATGATGGGATATATTGAGGCACAACAATACGATGATAGAGGTGAGATCGTAGAGATTGAATATACTACCGCTAATTAACACAAACTGGTCAGCCGCGCCAACCAGTTGGAGAGGTGGCACAGCAACCCCAGCGAACCGTCAGACCCTGTGCTTATAATAGGCACATGACAAACAAACTTCTCGCCTCGCCTCAAACACTCACTGACCTTCAGGATTTCATGTTTGATACCATGTTCCCTGCTGATATGTGTGTCGATTGGTTCTGTGATCGCTTCAATGTCTCTGCTACAGATGATGTAATCGACTTCGTTCTTGACGCTCACGATGCTTTCTTCGGTAACTGATTCCATGAACAAAATGTCAACCAAAGGCAACTATTCTTTCTACAAGGTAGAGATCGACCTCCACGAATCTCCCCAGCATCCTATCATCTTCTTCAGGAAAGAACGTAAGTGCAAAACATCCAAGGGGATGGATAGACAGCACAATAGAGTAGTGAATGAGACTGTTGAGCAGTGGAGACAATACTCTCAGCAGATCCGCCGTTACACCATTTCACGTGTGCCAGCAGACCAAGTGGACTACGTGGTCAACTGATCGCCCCCATCCTATGCTTATAATGGTCACATGAGCAAACAACCCATGAAACGAGTTCACAACGGTGCTTTCCTCGTTAACGAGACCGCTGCCAACGATCCGATCTGCCAGCAGGTCATGGCATCCTACCTTGCTGAACTCAAAGCAGAGACCGCTCGCCGTGAGCGTATCCGTCAGGGTCTAGAGGCAGCACCTGACAACCAGTGGGGCAACTGGAACATCAGTGATCGCCACTGATCACCCCAGGGTCTACAATACACACATCAACCAAACGGAGCAACACATGAACGGATGGGCAAACTACGAGACCTGGAATGCCTCCCTCTGGATCGGCAACGATGAGAGCATGTACCGTCTCGCTGTGTCCTACGTTGAGCAGGCACGACGCTTCGGGCAGGCGATCCGCTTTGACAACCTCATCCCTGCCCTTGAGGTGAACTTCGGGCAGATGACCCCTGATGGTGTCCGTTGGATGGATGGACGGATCGACACCGATGAAATGGATGAGATGCTGGCAGAACTCGTAGACTGAACCAATTGGTGAACTGGTCCCCTAGGGGTAGGCAACCCTCCCCTAGGGTCTACAATACACACAACACAGACAACCACCAATGCTCACCGCTTCCTTCGCCGTCCAACCAGCATCCTTCGCTAACTTTGACGAGTGGGGTTGTGACTGGGCAACCGACATCAACCATGCCTACCGTCTCGCTGCTACCTATGGAGAAGATGCAATCATCTGGCGCTGCCCGAACAGTGGTGGCAACCCCACCCGCTGGGTTCGTGTTGAGCACCAAGGCGACAGCATCCAAGCGTGCTAAGATTGCCAAGGCAGGGGCAAGACTCCTGAACCGATTCCTCCCACACCATAAGATCGTCGTCTTCACCAAATGAACTTCGGAACAGCAACCAAAGCAGAACTCATCGCCGCTGGGTTCGCCGTTAAGACCATCCGCCCACGTCGTCCCCGTAAGGGTGAACTCACCTGCCAGCGAGTCGGATTTAAAACCAAGCGAGGGTCACAGCAATGGGCACAGCGTGAGCACATCGCCTCGCCCTCTGCCTACGCTGTGGTGATGGGCAACGGGTGACAGCATAGCACAGGGGCAGGGGGACAGTTAATGCCCCCTTGCCGCCCCCCGCCCGATGCGCCGAGCGATGCCCAAAAAAGTACCTTCTTTCTAACCTACAAACGTTTCCAGACGCTCGATAAATATTAAAGGGAAATCGAGATCTCAAAACAACTCGAAAATAAAAAATTTCCCAGGTATAAAACGCCCTCAAAAGTCGATCATGAAACACAAAGTAACTTACAGAACGCCTGACGGCGTATTGCAGGAAACCATGTTTGATCAATTTGATGAATTTTGTGACAACATGGAGGACGTAGCAAAGCAATATTACCAGGGACTGAAAGAACCTGGAGATGTCAACATTGAATCAGTATTAGACGATGGAACAACCAGAGGAGAAAAGGTTTCATTCGATGGAAGATCTGAATTCCTATCTGAGCAACATGAAGCTGATGTATAGACCTCCTGGTGGGGACTATATGCTTCTGACAGACTATCTGAACACCGTAGAAGAACGCTTAAGGAGGTTAGAGGATGGCACAGCTGGTAATCAAGACAACAGTTGATACAGCGTCCACTGATGGCAATTGTACGTATCCTGCTAAGGCACTAGAAGGACAACCGATCGTCTCACCGAACATTAAGATCGATGGGCAACAGGTAGAATTCTATACGTCTTCGACAGTTCCTGCTACTGTAGAGGGTGTAAAGGTCAACCCTCTCATTCCAGCACCCTGCCAACCAGGGGTAAGGGTTATTCAAGCAACAGTAAACACTACTGTATTCTTTAACAACCAATTGCCAGCGGTAGCAGGGGACCAAGCATCAATGGCAGGTACTGCTAGACCACTAGTTGGTCCATACGGTCCAGCGACAGTATTAATTGGCAGTTCTGGATGACTGTGGTATAATATTAGAGTCTTTCAAAGGATATTAATGGCAAGAGCAAAAGTTGGACTCCTGGGCGATAAGATGATCGAGTCTGTGCCCAAGAAAACGAGACAGGGGATGGGCAAGCACACGAAGTATGCTGCCAGTTCCTCCAATAAGAAGAGGAAGCGTTATCGTGGACAAGGTAAGTGAAGTAAGAGAGTGGATTAAACACATCTCTGAGAAGCGTGGGGAATTGGGTGGATTTGCCATCTGTCCCTACGCTTTTTCTGCGTCTGTACATATAGAGGAGACCGCTCTGAGCGAGGTGACTCTGAAAAAGGGCGCGGATGTTACCATTTTTATTGTTGGAGACTGTAGTGTTGCTGCTATGATGGCAACCGTTGATCATCTTAATATGATTCATAATGATTATATGTGGTTAGATGATCATAAGGACGAACCAACGTTTATAAATGGGGTCCAAAGTAACTTTGGTAAAGATAATCTTATTCTGTGCCAGAAGAAAGATAAATTACTAGAGGCAAGAGAACAATTACACAAAACCGACTATTATAGTCATTGGCACCAAGAAATGTACAAGAGGATCATCCATGGCAAATTCACCAGTAGACAAGAGCAAGTCGTTCGTCGAATCTGGAATGACACTCATAACGGATCAGGCGTCTGATTATTGGTTAAAGAAGGCATCAAAGGCAAGAAAGGAGAATCAACGGATTTTTGACAATCAAGAAGAATGGGCAGATGGTTTTTGTGGGAAGTGAGATAAATAGTCAATAAACCTGTCTTCATGCCTGAATTCCAGACATTTAAGGATTTCAACATCAACTTTAAGCCTCATCCTGTAACGGAAGACTTACAAGTTGTGAAAGATAGTGCGGATATCAAACAGTCAATTAAGAGTCTCTTAATGACCCGAAAGGGTGAGAGACTCTTTAATTCTGATTTGGGCACTGCTTTGGGGGATCTATTGTTTGAACCTCTAGATTTTGGTACGGCATCAATCATTCGTGATGAAATCTATGAAGTCATCAGTAAGTATGAAGCAAGGATTGATATTATTGAATTGAACGTTGACACCAATTTTGATGACAATGGTTATGATA